ATATCGAGGCGATCGCGAGTCGCGCGCAGGTCGAGGAAATCGGCTTTGACCCGTGGCAGGCAACGTTCCTGGCGCAAAAGCTGACCGAGAACGGCGCGACGATGGTCGAGGTGCGTAACACGGTCGCCAACTTCTCGGCGCCGATGAAGGAATTCGCCGCACTGGTGTACCAAGGTCGGCTGCACCACAACGGCGATCCGGTATTGACCTGGATGGTCTCGAACGTCGTTTGCCACACGGATGCGAAGGAAAATATCTATCCGCGTAAAGAGCGGCCCGAAAACAAGATCGACGGCGTCGTCGCTGCAATTACTGCCCTAGCCCGTGCGCTCGCCGCCGTGCAAAGCGGTGAACCATTCACGGAGCTGTAGATGGCGTTTTCATTGACTCGCTTGCTGAATCGGTTAGGCGCAGCAATAACGCCGAAGATCAGCAACGATATTCCGAATGGCGGATTGAGCATGGCTCAGTTCGCCGATATGTTCTCGTTTCCGACATGGTCGGGCGCCGATGTAACGCCGGAATCCGCGTCGCGCGCGATCCCAGTGCAGGCCTGCATTGCACTCATTTCCGGCGGCATCACCTCGATGCCGTTACGCATCGTGAGCCGCGAAATAGTTGACGGCGCATGGCTGCAGACGCCGGCGGACAATCATCCTTACTGGTGGCTGTTCAACGAGTCGCCGGATGGTGAGATATCCGCTTCGCAGTTTTGGGACCGCATCGTCAAACACAAGCTGCTGTTCGGCGAGGCCTTCGCACGCATGATTCGCTCGAGCGGCGGCCGCGGCATCGATATCCAGCAGATTATTTTCGAGCCGAATCGAAATGTGCAAACGATGCGCCAATGGGACCCCATCGCACGCCGCGCGAAGATCGTTGGCTACCAGATACGACGCGACGGCAGAACCTTCGGCGTATTGCCTGAAGACATGCTGCATTTCAGGGACAGCCAGGCTCTGACGCCGACCGACAGCATATCCGTGCCGGCCGACGGAACGTCGATCGCGCCGAAGCCGACGTCGTCAATCCTGGATGCGACTCGGCAGGCCATCGGCGTGTGCCTGACCATCGAGGAATATTGCGGCAGATTCTTCTCGAACGGTGGCATGCCGAAGATCGTTCTCAAATATCCGGTCGGCCAGAAGCTCGACAAAATTCAGATCGATGCGCTCAGCGACCAATTTCAGGCGCGTTATGGCAGCGCATCTGCAGGCGGGAAGCCGCTGATCATCAATAACGGCGGCGACGCCATGAAGCTGAGCTTCACATCCGAAGAGGCGCAGCTGCTCGAGGCGCGCAAATTTCAGGTGATCGATATCGCCCGCGGCTTCGGCGTGCCGCCTTTCATGATTGGCGAGACCGAGAAAACGAGCGCATGGGGCACAGGGATTGAGTCCATGTCGCAAGGATTCATCCGTTACAGCCTTGCGCGTCACATCACTGAGCTTCAGCAGGAAAGCACGCGAAAATGCTTCGGAATAGCGCGTTACTGCACGGATTTCGATGAAGAAGCGCTATCTCGCGGCGATATGTCTGCGCTAGGAATTTGGTTCCGTGCGGCAGCCGGAGGTGCCCAGGGGCCCGGGTGGATGAGCGTGAATGAGATTCGCAGGCGCATGAACCTGGCTGCCGTTCCTGGCGGTGACGAACTTTACAACCCAACTGGTGGTGAACCCGATGCAGACGACACACAAGCGACTCCTGGCGCTGATGGCGGCAAACCGGGACAAGCCAAAACGGCGCGAAATATTGAACGCCGATGGGCAAGAGGCGACCGTCTATCTGTATGACGCCATCGATTCGTATTACGGCGTGAACGCCGAGGCGTTTGTGAAGGATTTCAACGCGATCACCGCGCCGATGATCCATTTGCGCATCAATTCCCCGGGCGGCGATGTATTCGATGGGCGCGCGATCGCGACTGCCATTTCGCAGCATCCCTCGAATGTGATCGCGCATGTCGATGGGCTCGCCGCCTCGGCCGCGTCCTACGTGGCGATCGCCGCCGACAGCGTCGAGATGGCGCCCGGATCATTCATGATGATCCACAAGGCCTGGACGCTCGCGTTCGGGAATTCCGAGGATCTGCTTTCAACCGCGGCACTTCTGGAGAAGATCGATGGTTCCCTCGCAGCTGACTACGCGAAAAAATCTGGCAAAGCTCAATCGCAAATTGAGCAATGGATGTCAGACGAAACCTGGTTCACCGCCGAAGAAGCCGTCGAGCAAGGATTCGCCGACAGCATCTGCGAAGATCCGGACGACGATCAAGTAGAGAACTCGTGGGATCTGTCGGTCTTCGCTCACGCGCCGAAACCAAAAGCGCCGAAGAAAGACGAGCATACGCAAACAATCGTCCTGAAAATCGACGCATCGCAAATTGAAGCTGCGCTGAAAAAAGCAGCTGACGATGCGGCCGAAGCCGCCGCCAACGAACAAGCCGATCTGGATCATGCGGACCGCATGCGCCGTATCCAGATGCTTACAGATACTGCCTAGCGTTCCCGCAAAGCGGTTATTCGGGCCAATTCGGCCTGCCACAATCGGAGTATTTTCAATGTCAAAGATCAATGCTTTGCGGGAGCAGCGCACAGCCCTCGCGAAAGAAACCCGCGATTTGCTGGATAAGTATCCCGGCAAGACCTGGACGAACGAACAAACGGTAATCTACGACGCGAAGGTCGAAGAGATCGCCCAGATCGACGCCCAGATCGGCCGGATTCAAAAGCAGGCCGATATTGACGCGGACAATGTGCTCGATGCGGCGATCGCCGACGTCAACAGAGGCAACCGTAACGGCCGCGATCCGAATTCGCCGGAAGGCTTGTTTTCCACGTGGATGCGAAGCGGCGTAGAGGCTCTCCCGCAGGCAATTCGCAACACAATGTCGACCACCACGCCGTCGCAGGGCGGATTCACTGTACCGGTCACCGTCGTGCAGCAACTGATCGATGCCCTGAAGCTATATGGCGGCATGCGCGCGGTCTCAGAGCAGTTCACTACCGACAGCGGCAACGACATGCAATATCCGACGTCGGACGGCACTGCGGAAGTCGGCGAGTTGATTGCGCAGAACACAACGGCCAATGCGCTGGATCCGAGCTTCGGTGCTGTGACCCTGTCTTGCTACAAGTTCAGCTCCAAGATTGTCGCGGTTCCCTTTGAACTGCTGCAGGATTCGGTGCTGGATGTCGAAGCCATGGTCAACAAGCGCTTAGGTCAGCGCTTGGGTCGAATCCAGAATACCTACTTCACGACCGGCACAGGCACCGCGCAGCCGAACGGCGTCGTGACCGCGGCCACGGCCGGGAAGGTCGGATTGACGGGGCAGACGCTCTCGATCATCTATGACGATCTCGTGGATTTGATTCACGGCGTCGATCCTGCGTATCGCAATCTCGGAAACTGCCGTTTCATGCTGGCGGACAGCTCGCTGAAAGTGGTTCGAAAGCTCAAGGATTCGAACCTGCGGCCCTTGTTCGTGCCGTCATATGACGGTGGAATCGCGAACAAATTCCCCGATCAGCTGATGGGATATGACATCCAAGTCAACCAGGACGTGGCTGTGATGGCTGCGAATGCGAAATCTGTGCTGTTCGGCGATTTCTCGTTCTACAAGATCCGCGACGCGCTCCAGGTGCTGATGTTCCGATTCACCGATTCGGCCTATGCGAAGCTCGGTCAGGTCGGCTTCCTCGGCTGGATGCGATCCGGCGGAACGCTTGTCGACCCGAAAGCCGTCAACTACTACAGCAATTCGGCCACCTAATCGATTTGGGTTAGTCCAACGATTTCACGCATGTCATCCCCCGCGCGAAATCACGACCCGCGGGCCAGCCTAATCCGCTGGCCCAATTTTTTATAAAGGAGATCAACGATGGCAGACGATAAGAAGGAAGCGGCGGCACCGAAGCTGGTGGACGCGCGTGTTTTGGTTAAAATGACCCATGAAGGCAAGTCATACGCGGTGAACGACATCATCAGCGCATCCGCTCAAGTCATCAAAAGCTTCGAGGGGTCGGTCGATCCGCACGAAGACGCGGTCGGCTATGCCAAAGGCCTTATCGCGAAGGCGAAGGCGAAAGCTGACGACGCTTTAGAGTAAATGTCTTCATTGACCCTGACCACCGGCCCGACAGCGGAGCCGGTGAGTCTCGCCGAGGCTAAGGCGCAGTGCCGCGTTACCGCGGCGGATGAGGATGGGCTGCTCGCCGGATTCTTGGTTGCCGCGCGCGCGCATTGCGAGGATTTCACGCATCGCGTTTTCTCAACGCAATCGTGGGCACTCACCATCGATGGCGGCTGGCCGAGCGTGTTCAATTCGTGCACGGTCGCGCGCCACACGCGGATCGTGCTGCCGAATCCGCCGGCGCAGTCGGTGACGAGCATCACCTACGTCGACACGAACGGCGCGCCGCAGACACTGGATCCGAGCCAGTACCAGTTTTCGAAAGGTGACATGCACGGCTACATCGACCAGGCCTTCGGCGTCACATGGCCGACGGTTAGATGCCAGCCCGATGCGATAAGCGTGCAATTCACCGCCGGCTACGGGCTGAACCCGAGCAGGCTGCCTGAGCCCATCCGGCAGGCCATTTTGATGCTGACGGCGCATTTCTTCGACAACCGCGAACCGGTGGTCGGCATCGCGACGCGCGCGGTACCGTCCGAAATGCCGTTTGCGGTCTCGGCGCTTCTGTCCAGGTATGTGACTGAAGGCTGGGTGTAATGCCGGCCGGCCAGATGGATCGCAGCGTTGCGATCCAGGCGCGCGTTCTATCGGCGCCGAACGCGTTGGGCGAGCAGATTGCCTCATATGTGACATTCGCGACCGTTTATGGCGAGAAGACGGAAATGTCTGGCAGCGAGCGCCTGCTGGCGCAGCAATTGAGCGCGGTGAAGGTGACCAAGTTTCGTATCTATTGGCGCAGCGATGTGACAGATACCTGTCGGGTCGTCGTCGATGGTGAGACATATGTCATAACCGCCATCGCGGAGATCGGCCGGCGCAAAGGCCTGCAGATGACCTGCCAGACGGTGGCACAGTGAGCGTCGACGCGAGGCAAGTAGCCTTGGGGATCCTGCAGGGCGCTTCGGCCGTTACCGCGCTCGTGGGAAATCGTATCTCACCGCTCATCCGTCAGCAGGACGCGCCGCTTCCTGCGGTCACTATGCTGCGGATCGCCGTCGTGCCGGCGAATAATTTGGGTGGCAACGGCAAT